CTTATACTATAAAATATTCGTTAAATGTCAAATTATGGTGCATTGCATAATCCATTAATTCCTCTTTTGTTTTTTTGTTCATTGCCGATCTAATCATTGCAGATAGTGCTCTGCATGCTGTATCTTGCATATTCATTGCTAGATATAAACCTACCTTCTCTAGTTGTTTTACTTGTGATTTTGTCATTTTTATTCCCTTTCCTGATTTGATAGGTCTAGTATATCGCAGGTCATGAGAGAAGTCTATAGGTGTTTACCCTAGTATTATAGTTTAGTTCTATTGAGTCCTGGATAGTGATAGAGTGACACTATAACTCCCTCTCTTAGCAGTTTCTAGCTAGTTTGTCTATAGGTGTTTACCCCTATTGACACTGTAGAATTTCTGTGGTAGGGGGAGGGGGCTCTCGCAACAATCTAGTACGTTATAACCCTCTAAAACACCTAAAAAGTTAAACTAAGAAGTGCCTAATAATTAAGCATATTAAGGAAGTTAACGACAGAAGACTACAGATAAGGTATCTTATATAAATCAATAGCTTAGGAATCTAAGGAGATAACAGAAGATGAGCTACGTTAGTGATTAATAAAGGCTAGTTAGCTACAGTTGCGGAATACGTGCTAGTTTACTGAGCAGACCCGCATAAGAATGTTTCTCATAGTATACAAAAAAGCTACTTAGTGTACATAATGTGCTACGTAGTGAGTAACATAGTAAAATATTACTTGACAAATTCTAATAAGTATGGTATAATAGTTGTACTAAGGAGAAAAACGCTAAGTCAGTTCCTAAGTAAATACAATATAAAAACCAAATAATATAAAAACTACTTAGTTAACTTCTAAGTATAACTTAGAAGAGAAGTAATTTTAAATGTTAGTCTCTACTCACGTAGGAAAAGGCTTAGAAGTGAACTTAGAAGATAAAGAAGATAATTCAGTTGTTGTGTCTATACCACGTAGGGGTCGTCCTCCTAAGGCTGTCGTAGAAGCTAAGCGTAAAAGAGGTAAGGTTGGTAGACCCCAGGGTGACACAGGAAGAATACAAGAATTTAAAGCTAGACTCCTGAGTACTACTGGAACTAAGGTCATAGACACTGTCTTAAGAAAAGCCTTAGACGATGAAGACAAAGATCAGGTAGCATGTCTAAAGATGTGCATGGACAGACTTCTACCTGTCTCACTCTTTGAAAAGGATGCTAAGGGTCAGCGGAATGCTGTAACAATTAACATCACTGGCTTGGGTGAGACTAAGGTGGAAGCTGTAGAGACCATCGACATGGTAGACGAAGATGAATCTTAATTTCGAGCTACTGCCCTGGCAAAAGAAAGTATTTAGCGATGACACAAGGTTTAAGGTTATCGTAGCAGGACGACGTTGTGGTAAGAGTAGACTCTCAGCAGTAGCCCTCTTGGTAGAGGGACTGAGATGTCCTCAAGGCTCAGCAGTGATGTATGTAGCCCCTACCCAAGGGCAAGCAAGACAGATTATCTGGGACTTGCTAATGGAGCTGGGTAGAGATGTGATAGCAAACTCCCATGTGAATAACATGGACATCACTTTGATTAACGGTGCTAAGATCTACGTCAGAGGTGCTGATAGACCAGATACCCTTCGAGGGGTCAGCTTAACATTCCTGGTCTTGGACGAGGTAGCTGACATTAAACCTGACACCTGGGAGAAGGTGCTACGTGCTTCGTTATCAGACAAAAAGGGTAAAGCACTCTTTATTGGGACTCCGAAGGGGCGTAATTGGTTTTATGAAATGTACAACCTTGGCACGTCGGAAGAAGATGAGGAGTGGAAGAGCTGGCACTTCACTACGAAGGATAACCCACTTATCGATCCTAAAGAAATTGAGGGAGCTAAGAAGACATTATCTTCGTTCAGTTTTAAGCAGGAATACGAAGCAAGCTTTGATAACGCAGGAACAGACTTATTCAAGGAACAATGGATAAAGTACGGAGAAGAACCTACTGAAGGTGTTTATTACATAGCAATAGACTTAGCAGGTTTTACTAATGTTAACTACTCCTCCTCTAGAGCAAAGAAATTAGATGAATCAGCTATCGCAGTGGTTAAAGTAACTGAAGATGGTGAATGGTTTATAAAGAAGATTGAGCATGGACGCTGGGATGTTAAGGATGCAGCAGCTAGGATTCTTAAGAACATCAGAGACTTTCAGCCAGTAGGTGTAGGAATTGAAAGAGGAACAGTACGTAACGCTGTACTGCCCTACCTCAGTGATCTAATGAGATCAAACAACGTCTACGCAAGCATACAAGACTTAACGCATGGCGGTAAACAAAAGACTGAAAGGATTGTCTGGGCATTACAAGGACGATTCGAGCATGGTAAGGTAACACTGAATGAAGAAGAGAATTGGACACAGTTTGTGGATCAGCTTCTAATGTTCCCTACTTCGCAAGTGCATGACGACTTAGTAGATGCTTTATCTTATGTCGACCAGTTAGCTGTAACAACATACTTTACAGATGAGATGGACGATGAATATGAACCTAATGACTTTATATCGGGATATTAAATGAGTATAACTGGTAGCTTATTTCGGATGGTTGCTCCTGCGTTAGTGGATAACCTGGAAGCACAAGGCTTGTTTAAAGGCACTACTAGAGCAACACCTAGTCTAGTCCCTGAGATGTTCATTGGTAGAGAAGGTATTAGTAACTTAGGTGAGGCAGGAATGATTGACGCTCCTGCTGCTACGAATCTCTTAGAGAACGCACAGCGTGATTGGTTTAAGTTACCTGCCCAGGAGTGGGATAAGCTTTACGCTAAAGAAGCCATAGCATTTGACCCAATATCAAACAAGGCAATGCTAGAGATTAGTGATAAGAATGTAGATCTACAAAAAGGTGTGAACCTAAACAAAATCCCTGAGAATGAGATCTTAACCTTCGATGAAATATTCAAAGCAGATGTACTAAAGAAAGCATATCCAGACATCGAAGATGTAACAGTTAGTTTTATCGATGATCCTGTCTCTCCTCGCTTAGCAGCTTACGCTCCTGAGCAGAACATGATCCTGTTTAATCGCCAACATCCTGACTGGAAAAAAGAAGATACTCCAGTTAAAGTAGCTCTACATGAGATCCAACACTACGTCCAAGGTAAAGAGTTATTCACTAGAGGTGAAAGCTTTACTGGTGTTCTAAACCAGAACGACTCCTACAATCAAGCAACCAGTTCCTTAACAAAAGCTATTACTCAATCTCCTGCTGAAAGCCTACGCTTTGGAAAGACAGAGAAGCTTGGATTTAATCCTGACAACGTAGCAGAAGCAATTGCTGCGTTATCTAAACCAGATGGACTATCTGCTCGTAAGTCTTTAGAGCAATCGTTCAGAGATAAACAAATGGTAGATAAGTTTATAGCAAAAGCTAGTAATTATCCTACAATAAGCACAGCACTCCAAGCTAAAGACCAAGCAAGTCAGGGTTATAATAAAGCTGTAGCAGACTACATGAAAGTAGCTGGAGAAGTATTTGCTCGTCAGACTGAGCAGCGTCGTGGTATGAGTGCCACAGAGAGAGCTGCTAATCCTGCAATGAGAGCTATCGAGACAGATCCTCAGAACATGATGGCAGGTGTGACGATTGATAACATGACTGCTCCTCGTGCTGAGATTGCTCCTCAGGCAGCGATGGCAGATCCTTTTCAGATGCAAGTTCCACAATCAACTATTCCAGGAATTTAACACATGGCTGAATTTAAAGAAGATATAGCAACAGAAGGTGATCGTGAGCTAGTCTCATTCATTGTAGATCATTGCAATCGTTGGAGAGACCACCGAGATGTAAACTACTTAGATAAGTGGGAAGAGTATGAAAGATTGTTCAGAGGAATCTGGGATGGGCTTGACAAGACTCGTGAGTCCGAAAGATCTCGTCTTGTTACTCCCGCCCTCCAACAAGCTGTTGAGTCGAAGCAAGCTGAGATTTCTGAAGCTGTCTTTGGTCGTGGTGAGTTCTTTGATATTGTTGATGATCGTATGGATCAAGACAAGAATGACATTGCTTTAGTACGTCAACAGATGCATGAGGACTTTAAGTTCTCAAAGGTTAAGAAAGCATTAGATGATATTATTCTCTTAGGAGAACTATACGGTACAGGTATCGGAGAGATTACCGTAGAAGAGAAGACAGTGATGTCTCCTTCCACCCAGCCTATCCCTGGCACTGCTATGGCAGCTATCGGTGTAAGTGAACAGAAGAAGTTCATGGTTCAGCTTCACCCAATCAACTGTCGTAACTTCCTCATTGACCCTAACGCTCGTGATATAGAATCATCCTTAGGTGTTGCAATTGAGGAGTATGTCCCTTATTACAAGATTGTTCAGGGCATGGTCGATGGTACATATCGTAAGGTAGGAATCACTCCTAGCTACAGCGACATGAGCTTAGAACCTGTCCAAGAGATATCTCCTAAGCAGGACGATAAGGTACGAGTCATTCGTTACTATGGTCTTGTTCCTAAGGAATACTTAGAAGAGTTACAGAAGAAAGACGGAGAAGAGATTGTAGATCTATTCCCTGAAGGTTCTATGGCTGAAGACTACCAAGACATGGTAGAGGCTATTGTCATCATCGCTGATGATCAGTGGCTCTTAAAAGCTGAAGAGAATCCTTACATGATGAAGGATCGTCCTATTGTCGCTTATCAAGCTGACTCCATGCCTGGTCGTTTCTGGGGTCGTGGTACTGCTGAGAAGGGCTACAATATGCAGAAGGCTATTGACGCTCAGATCCGTAGTCACTTAGATTCCTTAGCTCTTACTACATCACCTATGATGGCTATGGACGCTACAAGGCTACCACGTGGTGCTAAGTTTGATGTACGTCCTGGTAAAAACATCTTAGTCAACGGCAATCCTAACGAGATTATGATGCCATTCAAGTTTGGTACAACTGATCCTCAGAACTTCCAGACTGCTCAGAACTTCCAAGCAATGCTCCTCCAAGCTACAGGCACACTTGATAGTACTGCTATGCCTGGACAAGTAGCTGCTGGGGAAGCCTCAGGTGCTGGTCTTTCTATGGCTCTCTCAGGTTTGATGAAGAAGAACAAGCGTACTTTGATTAACTTCCAAGAAGACTTCTTAATCCCCTTCATTACTAAAGCTGCCTACAGATTCATGCAGTTTGACCCTGATCGTTATCCTGTACAAGACTTTGTGTTCTTGCCTGTATCTACCCTAGGAATGGTAGCTCGTGAGTATGAACAACAGCAGATGATGGGCTTAATGTCCACCTTAGGAGCAGAATCTCCTATAGTTCCTATGCTATTACAGGGTGTAATTCAGGGTTCTAGTATCTCTAATCGTGAAGAAATCGTAGCAGGACTCCAACAAATGAGTCAACCTGACCCAATGCAGCAGCAAATGCAGCAACTTGCTATGGCTACAGCTCAGGCTACCCTACAGAAGACCCAGGCTGAGGCTGCTAAGGCTATGGCTGAGGCACAAAGAGCTGGAGCTCAGGCTCAGGCAATCCCTGTAGAGACTCAAATCAAGGCTGTAGAGGCTGCGAACAAGCCACAGGGTGCTGA